CATTTAGACGTTGGTATATTGATGGACGTTTGTTCTATCATGTTATTATTAATCCGAATAAGACCGAAGCAGGTATAATTGAATTAAGGCAGATAGATCCTACAAAGATTCGTAAGGTCAAAGAAACTGAGAAGGTTAAAGATCCAAAGACTGGCGCTGATCTTGTAAGAGATGTACAAGAATATTATTTGTATCAAGATGATCAGATGACACAGTCTGGTGAGGGATTACGTATTAATCCTGATTCTATTATTCAGGTTAACTCAGGTCTATTAAACGAAGAACGCAATAAGGTTATTGGCTACTTAAATAAAGCCCTTAAACCTATTAACCAATTAAGTATGATGGAAGACTCGCTTGTCATCTATCGTATATCGAGAGCACCTGAAAGACGTATATTTTATATAGACGTTGGTAATCTACCTAAAGGTAAAGCAGAAGAATATTTGAATAATACGATGAATAGATATCGTAACAAGATCGTATATGATCCTTCTACAGGTAATATTAAAGATGAGAAAGTTCATCGTAATATTATGGAAGACTTCTGGTTACCACGTAGAGAGGGTGGTCGTGGTACTGAAATCGATACTCTTCCAGGTGGTTCAAATCTAGGTGAGATTGAAGATATTCAATACTTCCAAAACAAATTATATAGGTCTTTAAATATACCTATGTCAAGATTGACTGAAGCAGATGCATTTTCTATCGGTCGATCTTCAGAAATTACGCGTGACGAACTTAAATTCCAGAAATTTATTGATCGTATTCGTAATAAATTCTCAACACTATTCTATGAAGCACTGAAAAGGCAATTAATCCTTAAAAAGATTATTGTGCCAAGTGACTGGGTAAATATCCGTGAACATATAGTAGTTGAGTTTTCCAGAGATAACTATTATGCTGAACTTAAGGATGCTGAAATCCTTAAAGAACGTATAGAAACTCTACAAATGATGGATGAATATATTGGTACGTTCTGGTCTAAAGACTGGGTACGTAGAAATATTCTTAAATTGGATGATGAGGCTATTAAACAAATCGCTAAGGATAACAAAGAAGATCCTATAGAACCGGGTGATATTAACCCTGATTTGAGTAATGCTGCTATATAAACATATTGTATACAAAAAGTTTACTGGAAATAAACATTTTTATAAATACTTAACAGAGAGATTATGAGCACAAGAGACTTAATTGATAATATAAAATCGGGTGATGCGCAAGCAAGCAACAATACTTTTAATAGTATTATGCATGATAAATTGATTGACGCATTAGATAATCATAAACAAGAAGTTGCTTCTAAAATGTATGGAGCATCTGATGACGCTCCTGCAGTTGAAGAACCTGCTGCGGAGACTGAAGTCGAAGTAACAGGAGAAGTTGAAGCGGATGCTGACGTTTAAGGAATCATTTAATGAGGTATTAGAAGCTAAATTAAAGCTCGGTGGTGGAGAAAAAGTAGTCAAGCAAATGAAAAAGCTTGGCAAAAAGAAAAACGTAGACGCGGTTATAACACAACAGAAAGCGGGAAGTAAGAAGTTTAATCTGTATATAGACGGTCTCAAGCTTGATTCATATAAAGATCAAGCATCTGCTGAGAAAGCAGTAACAGAATTCATCAAATTAATGGGAGCATAAATGAAGTTAATCACAGAATATACTCAGAATCAGTTAGGTTATTCTATCCAAGAGGATAAGAAAACTGGCAAGAAGAATGTCGTACTTGAAGGCGTCTTCATGCAAGCTGAGAATAAGAACAAGAATGGTAGAATTTATACTAGAGAAGTTCTTACAAAGGCCGTTGACAAATTCGTTAACGAGCAAGTAATTACAGGACGTGCAGTTGGTGAGCTAAATCACCCTGATGGTCCTTCCATTAATTTGGATAAAGTTTCTCACAGAATTACCGAACTTAATTGGGATGGTAATAATGTGATGGGAAAAGCACTTATTTTAGATACCCCTATGGGACAGATTGTAAAAGGTCTTGTCGAAGGTGGTGTTCAATTAGGAGTGTCAAGTCGTGGTATGGGAAGCCTTGAAATGAAGAATGGTGCCAACTATGTAGCAGATGATTTTATGCTAAACACAGTTGATATCGTTCAAGATCCATCTGCCCCTAATGCTTATGTAAATGGCATTATGGAAGGTGTTTCTTTTGAGCAGGATAGACCTGGTCATTTCGTTAAGGTAATTGAAGAAGGTGAGACAGAAGTGAAAGAATCTAAAGAGACGTTCTCGGAAGAGCAACAGATCGCAGGTTTTGAGCATTTCCTCTCTAAACTATAATCTCTATAGGAGAAAACATAATGTCTGAAGTTCAAAAAGACGAAATTGTTGAAGATGTAGCAGAGGTTATCGTAGAGGATACGCAAGTAGAAGCTGAAGAAGTCATTGAGACTCCTGAAGCACCTCTTACGGAAGCTCGTACAGTATCAGCAATACAAGCCTCTATGACAGGAATGTCTAAAGAGGGCCTTGACGCCATCTTTGAAGCAGCGAAGAAAGCCGAAGCAAAAGCTAAGGTCGAAGACGATGAAGAAGAAGAGGACGACATGGGTGATGAGGATGAAGGCGATGTAGAAGAAGGAAAGTCTAAGAAAGAAGCCAACGAGCCTAAAGCTAAGAAGACTAGTAAGAAGAAAGTCAAAGCTGATGACGGTTCTGAAGGCGACGTAATGGAAAAGAAATTTAAAGAAGATGTTGATGCGTTAATTAAAGACGAAGATACATTATCTGAAGGTTTCAAAGCCAAAGCTGAGACTATTTTTGAAGCTGCACTGCAATCAAAAATCATTTCTGAAACTGCAAAATTAGAAGAGAGATATGCTTCTGATCTAGCAGGTGAAGTTGAAGCTATTAAAGAAGATTTAGTTGATAAGGTTGACGGCTACTTAACATATGTAGTTGAAAACTGGATGAAAGATAACGAAGTTGCAATTGAGCATTCTTTGAAGTCTGAAATCACTGAGTCATTCATTGATTCACTAGGCCAGTTATTTGCTGAGCATCACATCAACGTTCCTGAAGATAAAGGTGACATCTTAGATGCACTATCTGAAGAAGCTAAAGATGCTAAAGCTCAATTAAATGACGCAACTGCCCAAGCTATGGAACTTGCTGAGCAAGTTAAAACTTACCAACGTAAGGAAATCGTAGCTGAAGCATGTGAAGGTTTAGCGGCAACTGAAGCGGCAAAAGTAAAAGAATTAGCAGAGGCTGTTGAAGCTGATGATAACGAATCTTTTGCATCTAAAGTAGCGACAATTAAGGAATCTTACCTTAATAAAGATACCGCGGTAGAAGCAACTCCAGAAGTGGACGCTATTACTGAGGATACACAAGAACAAGATGTTTCTGATACTATGAAGAGATATCTAAGCGCAATCGAGCGCACTACTAAATAATCCATAGGAGAATTTTAAATGGAAATTAATAGACAACAATTACAGGAAAAATGGGCTCCTGTACTTGATTCTGAAGGTGTTGGCAGCATCAAAGACGCTCACAAGCGTCAAGTAACTGCTGTTGTCCTTGAGAACCAAGAAAAAGCGTTTCAAGAAGAAGCTGCACAATTGCATGAAGCTGCTGCTGCTAACGCTACTAGTAATGTTAACAACTGGGATCCAGTTCTAATCTCTTTGGTTAGACGTGCGACTCCTGCAATGTTAGCATTTGACCTAGTTGGTGTTCAACCAATGACTGGACCTACTGGCCTTATCTTTGCTATGAAAGCAAAGTATACTTCTGCTGGTAGAACTGGTACTCACGCCGCTGGTGCTGAGGCATTGTTTGACGAAGCTAACACTGAATACTCAGGTGCACTATCTGGAGACACTGGTTCTGAAGGTTCAAACGATCCGTTTGCTGCTGAAGATACTTCTAGTGACGACTCAGATACTGTTCATGAGTATCAACCAGGTTCTGGTAACGCTACGGCTACTGCTGAAGCTCAAGGTACATCAGGTTCGCCTGCTATCCCTGAGATGCAATTCTCAATTGATAAGACTACTGTGACTGCAAAGTCTCGTGCTCTTAAAGCTGAGTACACAACTGAATTAGCACAAGACCTTAAAGCTATTCATGGTCTTTCTGCTGAGACAGAGCTTGCGAACATCCTTTCAACTGAAATTTTGGCTGAAATGAATCGTGAGATTATCCGTTTAGTTAACGTTAACTCTGTTACGTCAACTCGCGGTGCTTCTGCTGGTACTTTTAATGCAACTAACGCTACTGATAACGGTGGTGCTCGTTGGTCAATTGAGCGTTACAAAGCTCTAGTTCAAGCAATTGAGCATGAAGCTAACGCGATTGCTGTTTCTACTCGTCGTGGAAAGGGTAACTGGGTAATGGTATCTAACAACGTTGCTGCGGCTCTAAATGCTGCTGGCGTTATGGATACTGGCATGGGTGCATTAGGTGCACAGCAAATGGATTCAGATGTAACTGGATCACTACTTGCTGGTACTTTAAATGGTAACATTA